TTACGTTGGTCCGTGGGGCCGGATCGGGGTTGAGGGGCTTTTCTCGCAATTTGGGCCGCTGGAAGCCGCTTGCGCACGTAGTTTAGCAATTCTACCGGCGTCGGCAGCGCCGAATAAATCCGCCTGCACCCCGGCTGCAGCCGCTTTGCGGCGGGGCTTCCGGCGGCCTGCGGAGACGGCGTCGTGGACCTGGGCGAGCGTGGGCACAGTGGAGTCAGCACCGACCCGGGCGCGGTCGACCTGGCTCATGACGAGCTGCACGCGATTCCTGATCCCCTTGCCCTCGGCGTAATACTCTTCGCCGTGATGGCGCAGGTGGCTCTCCACGCAGGACCAAAGGTAGGCGCAAGGGAAGTCGCCTACGTCGCGGCGGCCCTTGGCGAGGATGGTGTCGAGGATCGCGCGCAGGATGGCCTCGTAGCGCGCCGCAGGCAGCTCCACCCCGCGCTCGTGCAGCCACTTGGCGGGCAACGTCAGAGCCGCCTTCACGCGCTCCTGCTGGGTGAACCACGACCGGGCCGGAAGCCGGGCGTAAAGCGTCTTGCGCACCTGCCTCATCAGGTCCTCCAACACGGTGGCGGGCGTCTTCACTTGAGCGCCAGACTTTGTTCCCCGGACCGGAGCGCCGGGTTAATCTTCGTCTTCTTGCCCTCGACAAAGCCACTCATCAAAGCACTGTGGTTCTTCCGGTGCTTGCGGTCGGGGATCGAGACCGTCTCACCGATGACGTCGTGCAAGGCCTCCTCACGCTCTAGCTGCTGACCAGCCAGCACGATCGCGAACTTCTGGTCCTCCATAAAAAGGACCTGCCTTTGCTGGTGAAGCTGTGATCCCACGCCGTAGAAAAAGCCCGCGATGAAATTGGCGTTCTTGGTTCCAGTCACCTTGCGCCCGCTCGCCCGCTCGCTCGTCTGCCAACCTTTGAGGCAAAGGCGGCACTGCCGACACAGGAACTCGAATACGTACTCGGCCACCAAGACGTCAGCTTCCTTGCCCACAAAAACCACAGCCTGGCGCGCGCGACTGAGACACGGTTCCACGTGGAAATACGAGCGAAGAAGCCCGAGCGCGAGCTGCCTCTCGCGAGAAAGTCGGATCCCGATGGGAAACCAGCGATGAATGATCTCCGCAACCTCCTCGTCCAGCTCCAGGCTGGCCAGATCGAGGTTGTGCCGGTCCGCCATGTCCATCGCCCGGCGCATCGCCAGCGCCGCCTCGTGGGGATTGGCCGACTGGGACAAGCGCAGCAACTTCTTGATTTTCTCCAAGTGCTCGCGCGGCAGCTCCTCGGCCGATTTCCTCGGAGGAGCGTTAAAGTCGAACTCGGACTGGTTCACAGTAAAATCCCCTGGCGCTCGTCGCAGCGGCGCGACTGCATCCGCGAGATGCGGCGGAACTCGCGAATGCCGTGGTTGCGGCGACTGTGCTTGAATTGAAGCCACTCCTTGGTCGTCGCCTTCAGGTAATGGCGATAGCCCTTGCGCGTGTGGCTGATCGCGAACTCGCTCACCAAGCCGGGCACATCGCCCAAGGTGCGCAGCTCGCGCTGCCGCTGGATGCCCAAGGCCGCGCAGAGATCGGCGGCGCTGACCCAGCCAGGCTGGGCCAGCAACCACTGCTCGATCTGCACGGCCTCCGGGTTCATGGCACCTTCGGGAACTCGTTCCACTGGCGGCCGTCCAGCTCACGAAAACCGCTTTTACTGCGGATCGTGAAGTAGTGGTCGTTGTCGGCCACATCCTCATTCTGAATGCCCTCGAAGGTGATCTGGTCGCGCTGGAGGTGGCGCCAGCCCAGGCGGCGCGTCACGTCCTTAGTGCGCGCGCGCATCTGGGGTTTGGTGAGGGAGAAGGCCATGTTCATCACCGGTTAAACCTTCACGGCGAGCATGCGCTCGACGAGACCGTGTGCGCTGGCCGTCAGGCCAGCGCGAATCGCATCAGCCTTCTTTTGCGCCGCCACCGCCACCACCGCCACCGCCACCACCGCCGCCGCCACCGCCTCCGCCGCCGCCACCTCCGCCTCCGCCGCCACCGCCGCCGCCGCCGCCGCCGCCGCCGCCGCCTCCACCGCCGCCACCGCCGCCGCCACCGCCGCCGCCGCCACCTCCGCCGCCGCCACCTCCGCATTTTTCTTCGTCAGCCATGCGGCGTCCCAGCGCTCCCAACTTTCGCGGCGCGCTGCGCGCGCCGCATCATCCGCTGCGCGGATCAAAGGCCACGCCTTATCGCGGCTCTCTTGGTTGACGATCTCCGGAAGCGCCTCCAGCGCCTTGGCGTGATCGTCCAGCTTGGCCTCGCGCAGGCAGAACGGAAGCGCGGTCCGGATCGCCCAGTCCGCCGCCATGTAGCGACGCTTGTGCTCCACCGCCGCAGTGCTTTTGGTTCCGATCAAGACGAAGACGTATCTCTTCAGTTCCTGCCGGTGCTGGGGGTCGAGGCGGTCATTGAGCGAGCGCATGAGCGCGCCGATGACCGGGCAGGCGCAGTCGGGATGATCGCTGTGCGGCTCGCCAGCCGCAAACGCCACGGCCTCCATCACGCAGAGCCCTTTTTCGGGATGGGGATGTGCTCCGTGCTGGAGGATGAGGGTTTCGAGGTTCAGTCTCTTCTGCTGTTCTTTCGGTGCTGTCATTTTGGTTTTTCCTTTCGGGGGGTTAGAACGGTCCGGCTGCGGCCGGCCGTGGGGTTTTGGGACTGGGACGAAGGTGATAAATGAAGGGCGCGTCGGGCTTCGGCTGAAACTGCTTCCAGCGCATCATCTCGATCAGCACGCCGCTCGGCAGCCGCTGCCATGAACCGACGCGATGCCGACGGCATAGCGGCGCGGCAATCCGCGCGATCTCGTCGAGCGTCAGGCCCTTGTTGCTGAGCGCGAAGACCGCGCGCCGCTGAGCATCCGCCTCGGCTTCCTCCTCGGGATTCGCCACTGGCATGGCCGTGGTCAGGTCGTTCGGCTGGGCCTTGAATTCCAGCCGCCGAAAGAGCGCGGTCACCTCGCGGTTGTCGTGCACGTCCTTGTGCGAGGAGGTCCGGCCCTTCGTCGCGTCGAGCGTGATCCCGTGGCGCTCCTCATCGAGCTGGTCCTTGGGCAACGCCTTGAGCTGCGGATGCGCGCGCAGCACGGCCGCCCACCGCCGCCAGTACCCTTTGTCCTGTTTCGGCGTCATAACTTTTTTCCCCGGTAGTATTGGACCGTCCTGCGGTTGCGATTCAGGAAGCCGCCGATCTCCACGTCCGTGAACCCTGCCTTGATCAGCCGCTGCATGACTTCAAAGCGGATGCGGACGCGATCCGACCGACGGTTCTTTTTGCGCAGCGTCATCAGCGGAACCACCTCCAGCAGGTCGCGCACATGCGCCTCCATCAGTGGAGCGGTCGCGGGAAGGCGCGGGTTCCCACGCAAGCTCAACGATGGCCTGGAGTTTGCAGGAACCGCTTCACGCGGCACCCGCGCCAGGTACGCCCGCACCGCCGGGTCATTCGCCAGGGCCGCGAGGTTCACAGCGACATCGCCTCCCCGACGAGGTTGTACTTCGACAGCTCGTACGGCGGGATCGCGCCAAGAATGAGGTCCGCCATCAGCGGCGCGCATGGAAAGGAAAACCCAATGAAGGCACGGCCCACCGGATGCCGGTCCGACGCGCGGTCGAAAAGCACGATCCACGCGTCCTTGTAACGATGCACGGTGCTCTTCGGCAGGTGCGGCTCGCGCAGGACAAAGCTCTCACCCACGGGCATCCTCGCCACCGTGCGCACCACGGAAAGAAGGCTCACAGCCATCCTTTCCACCCCGCCAGCACCAGCCAGCAGAGCACCAGCCCCAGCAGCGCGGCGTTGCCGATCCGCTCGATCATTTGCGCCTCCAGACGATCAGAAGTCCCACGCCCAGCATCACCAATCCCGCGCCCGCGAAATCCCACAGGTAGATGCAGTAGCCCTGGGATTGGAACGTACAGTAGGCCGCGCCGAAATATCCCGTGGCCGCGCCGCAGCAAAAGGTGCCGTGCTCTTTGTTCACTTGCCCTCCTTCGCGATCGCGTGGGTATGCGTGGCCGCGTACTCGCCGGGCGATTCAAGGTCGCCCAGGTTGAAATCGTTAATCTCCATCCGCGCCGATGGAGCGAGATGCGCGACAGCATGGATGTGCAGCCGGTCGGGCGCCGGTGTCGCGGGCGACGGGGACGGATCGTTGCGCCAGACCGCGACAAAAACCGCGACCACCCAGCCGATCAGGCAAAGCGGCGCAAGCCAGTTGTCGTACAATTGCCGGATCACGCGCCCTTCACTTTCTGCTCCCCAAGCGCCTTTTCCCCGATGCGTACGAGTTGCCGCAGCGCCCCGGCCAACGCCGCCGCCTCGCCGATCAACTGCAGTGCCTCCAGCTTCTCCGTCTCGTTGCCCTCCGCGTCCTCATCGCGCACCACGCGAAACCGCGCCGTCACCCGCTGCACATCGTTCTCGACGACCGTGATCCAGATGTCGCGCTTCATGTGTCCTCCGGCTTCAAGGTGGTGAACGTCACCTGCATCGGCGCTTCGCTGCTCACGAGCTTGATGAGCTTCTGCGCGTCCCGGCCCAGGTGCGCCACCGCGAGGTCACGGAACCCATCCAGCGGCTTGTAGGTGGGTACCTGCGCAAACAGGAGCGACCACGCGCGACCTGCCGCCGCCTTGATCTTGTCAAAGCCCTTCGCCTCGGGGTCGATCTTCGCCTTCAGCTTGCGGCCCGGCCGCGTCACGATCGCCACGTGGCCCGAGTTGTCCTCGTGCCTCCAGCTCCAGCCGTCGCCCTCGGTGGGCACGTGCTCAGGTTCGCGGCTTTCGGCCTCAGCCTTAAGGTCGGCCTTGATGCCTTTGAGCTCGTCATCGAGCGTGGCGGTGATCGCCTCGATCTCAATAGCGCGGGCGATCTTCGTTTTAATCTGAGTGGTTGTCATTCGGTGTCTCCGGTGATGCGGCGCGAGTCGCATCGGGTTGGATGTTGGACTGCTGGCTCGCCGCAGCAGTTAAAGCGGGCTCATGCTCGTCGCAAAAGCGGTGACCGGGAGTGACCATCTCGTGGCACTCCGGCGCCTGGCAGAAGTGGTAGGGCAGCGGGGCTTTCATCAGCAGTCCCTCCCCCCTGCGAGAGTCACGCAAACGAGCGCGCCGATGAAACAGCCCAAGCCCCAATGCGGATCGTCCAGCGCGCTGTAGAGAACCGTGCCCACGATCGTGAGCACGAGGGCGGCGACCGTGAGTGCGCGATTGAGCTTCATTCCCAGCCTCCCTTGTCGTCGTTCGCCTGATTGGCGATCATGTGGTGCGCCAGGAGGAAGTGGGTCCAGTTCAGGTCGGCCTTGGCCTTTTTCGCGATCTTGCGGGCATAGCGCAGCCGCTCGGTGATGGCCTTGAGGCGCACCGTCGTGGCCAGCTGACGCAGGACCTCGTAGGGCGCGTCCTTGACCTCCTCGTCGTGCTCGGTCTTATCGACCACCGTCAGCACGAGCTTCTTATCCGGAACCTCCAGTCCCCAGTGCTTCAGGATCGCCGTCAGGTCCGCCACCGTCGGCGCGCTCATCAAGTTCAATCGGTGGGTGCCGCGATTGAAGAGCTGCTCGAGCTCGGCGTGCCGGGCCCCGCGGATTTGGTCCATCATCAGCGAAGTGCCGCACAGCACCATGCCGCACTGCGTCTCGTCGTAGATCTCGCGGATCACCTCGAGCGCCGCGAAGAAGCTGGCCTTGCGGTAGGTGTACGCGAGCTGGTGGACCTCGTCCAAAAAGAGGAGCATGTCGGAGGTGACCGCCTTCTTGATGTAGCCCGTCAGGTTCGCGGTGTTGCCCTTGTCCGAAACGCCCACGCTGGTGGCGATCGCGCGCACCAGGCCGCCAAGGCCGCTGGCCGACGGCACGCGGCAGTAGACGGAGCGGCCGTGATTGTTTTGCGCGACGTAGTTCCGTCCCGCCCACGTCTTGCCGCAATGGCTGTGGCCCCAGACGAACGCTGGCGTCTGCGACTCGCGCGCCAGGTCGCAGATGGTGAAGATGCGCTTCGAGGTCGGCGTCTCGACGAACTCGGTCTTGCCGCCGCCGTAGCGCTCCCGCTCGAGCTTGAGGAAATCGCGGATGCCCTTAATGAGCGGCTTCGGCACGTCGAGCAGCGTGTTGCCGTCGGGCGAGCGGTATTTCCCCTGGAAGATCTTCCAGATCGTGTTCTCGTTGTAGTCGACCCGTCGCGAGAATTCCTTCCGGTGCACCGGATGCATGGGATCGATGCACCAGAGGAATGCCGCCACCAGAGCCTCTTTGCCCTCGGGGGAGCAGTGGGCGATGTTCGCGCGCAACTGGTGCAGCGAGAAGTTCCAGGAGGCGCGCACGTTGTCGCCGGTGTTGGCCTCCGGCACGACGGCCGTGTCCGCCGGCGGATCGATGACTTCCAGGTGGAGCGCGGGTTTTTCTTCGAGGAGGGTGGGGCGGATCATAGGAGGTTGGAGGGGTCGAGTGGGTTGAAACCGTCGTGGGGAAAGCTCTGCACCGGCGCTGCATCGTCCGTGCAATCCTCGATCTGCGGCGCGGCCTCATGCCGGGCGAACCGGGCCTCGGCCTCGGTGGCATGACCGGAGGCGACCACGTCGTTGTTGTGTTTGAGACGGCTGGTCTCCTCGCGCGCCATGTCCGCATGCCGCCTCTTCAGCGGCGCGGCGATGTCGCGCAGGCGCTGCTGCTCGAAGGCCAGCGCCTCCTTGCTCTGCTCCTGGTCGAGGCGGCTCGATTTCTCCGCGCGCGGCGCCGTGCCGAGGAACGCACCCTTCGCGCTGTAGATCCAGAGGAGCTGGGGCTGGAACGGATTGACGACCACATCGTACTTGTCGCCGGTCAATTCCTCGTGCCGCCCGTCGGGCGTGCAGACGCGCGAGTGATAGCGCAACCGCTCCGGCGAAATCTCCTGGTCGTCAAACTCGAAGTAGCCGGCCTTCGCCTTCCGCTCGCAGGCGAGATCGATGTACAGGATCTCCGCGATCATGGCCGTCGATGCCCGGCACACCCCGCCGCGCCGCCTCGCGAAGACCTCCGCGGGGCTCAGCTTCCGCGGGCGGTGCAGCGCATGGTCCTGCTTGATTGCGTCGGCCAGGTAGGCGCGCGTGGCATCGGGCAGCTCAAGGAACTGCTCCTGCGTGAGCCATTCCTCGCTCCCGCGATGGAAGCGGTATTGATCGGTGAGGAAGCCGAGCTCGTACCAGCCCTCAAGTTGGTGGTTGCGACGCTCATTGATCAGCTTGATCGTCTCGCTCAGCGTCGGCAGGAACTGCGTCCAATACTCCAGCAGCGGAAACTTGAGCTGCTGCGCCGCCCAGGGCGAAAGCTGCTTGGCGATCAGCATCAACTGGTCGGCATCGCGCAGCAGCCCGGCGAGTTGCTCCGGCCGGCGCTCGACGTCCGGGCCGGTTTGCCCGGGCAGCGCGCCCAGGCAATTATGCAAAAGGTTGTGCCACGATTCGAGCGGTGCCTTGTGTCGCGGGTTGCCGCCGCCATCGCCGAGGAACATGCCCTCGACCACCTGCTTCTTGCCGGTCCAGCCGCCGAGGTCGACCTTGATCAGCGCATCGCCATGAATGGCCTTGGTCCGGTCGTGCAGGATTCGCGCGACATCCTCGCGGATCGTCGCCGTCGCGCGCTCCACCGGGTAGGTCGTCCCAAGGGGCGAGTAGCCGAACTCGTAGAGCTGGTGCGCCAGCAGGAAGCGCATGTTCGCCTCCTTCAATTTGTCGGTGACGAACTTGCCCTGCTTGGCGTCCCACCGCTTCAGCTGCGGATGGGTGCCGTAGACGAAGTAGTTGCCCGAGAACACGTCGATCATCCCGAGCTGCGACACGCGGCACGCCTGGCTCTTCGTGCCGACGTAGACGAAATTGTCGTGGTCGACGTCGTCCGGCATGATGTGCGACAGGTGATGCAAATCGCGCCGCGTGGTAAAGTGCGTCACGCCATGCCGGGCATTGGCCCGAGCGCTGCCGACACGCATCGCGGCCTTTTCCCAGGAGCTGCTCTTGCACGCCCGCTCGAGGTTTTTGAGAGACCAGCCGCGCGGGTGCGCGTGGTGCGGCGAGGCCTTCGGCTGCTGCGCGTAGCCGGGGAGCGGCTTGCCCGCGCGCCAGTCGCGCATCAGGTCCTCGTGCGCCTTGGCCATGGAGCGGCCGTGCCGCTCGAACCGCCGCTTGACCTCCTCCTTGAACGCGGCGGGCAGCGCGTTGTCCTCGTGCTCGATCTTGCGCTCGTCGATCAGCGCACGCCATCCCTCGCGGCGAAAGTGGGGCACGAGACCCCGGATCGCATGCCGCGTCATCGGGAAGCCAGCAGCCGTCATCTGCCGTGCGGCGTTTTCCTGGGCCGCCCGCTTCGTTCCGTGGCCCGCATTCAGCACGGCGGTCATCAGCGGCGCGAGCAGGTCGACCTCGCGGCGCACCTCGGCGGACAGCGCGGCGACCGTTAGCGTGTCCGCCAAAGCGAGAGGCATCCCACTCATTGATCTTCCCCCGGCGTGGGTGGTTCGACCGAGAAGGGCGTGGCAAGGGATTTGAGGTGCTGCCGCTCCATGTCGCGCCACATTCTCATGGCCAGGCTGACGCAATTGACGCCGGGGACGTTGTGGTCGAGGCGCACGACCACGGTGGTTTCCGCCCCCGCGTCGTAGCAGGCCTCGCAGAAGAGCGTCGCGCGACCCGGCAAGTTAACCAGCGCTGCGACGGTGCCGTGAATGGGACAGGTGCAGGGCTGATTCATTTGCGCGACTCCCGGACCTTGACCAGCGTCTTGAGCGTGCGCTTTGCCACCTCGATGGCCTCGTCGAGCCGGGGCAACGGCCACTCAGCGATCACATGCACCTTCTGCCCGTTGCGGTCGACCACCTCGTCAATGGCCAGCGCGAATTGACCGAAGAGCTCGAGCTGCATCTGCACCCGCTCCTCCAGCGTCAGCGACGGCGGTGCGTCGCCCGCCCCAGGCGCGCGGTCCTTAAGCGACGCGCCGTGGCGCTGCTTGATGAACTTGCACTCCTCCAGGGCGGCGATTTCTTCCTCCAGCGTGGTGATCTTGTGCGTCACCTTCTCCAAGGCCCTCACCTCAACGGGCGTGAGGTGCAGCATCGGGCGATGCATGAAGTCGGCGATGCGCTGCCGGTCAGCGGCGGGGAGCTTGTCCATCAGCGGTGCCACCGCCTTCCAGCGATTCATCAGGCGGCGCGCTTTCTCGTCGGAGAAGCCAAATTTTCCCTCAACGAAGGCTTCCCAACTAGCAAACCCACACGTTGTGGGTTTGGTCCGATCTCCGCCGCGCGTGAACCCATGCTCCTGCTGGAGCGCCACCAGGCACGCGCCCTGGGCGGCCTGGAAGAGCAGCTTCAGCCGCTGGTGGACTTCCTCCATCGTGCCATAGGCCATGAGGATCTTTTCTAACGCGTCCGGCTTCTGGTCCGGGAGGATGAAGGCTAAGGCTGTCGATTTACTCATAAAGGGGTGGTCTCGCTCGAATACGACTCGCTACGCTCAGCTCATGGAGCTGGAGGAAGAGCTGCGATCTCGGGTGCAGGAAGGCCTGCAATGGTGCTATTGCTTGCTCGACGGAACCGATTTCCGCGGGATTCCGGAAGTTCCCGAGCGTCATCTCCGCCGAGCGGTGCGGTTGTGGATGGGCAATCCGAATTACCGGCACCCGAAGTCGAAGCTCGATTGAATTGATCATTTCCGCCCTCCCTCCGGTGGTTGTTCCTCGCGCCACTGGGCGATGAGCTCCTTCGCCAGTTGGAACTCCACATCGAGGAGATGGTGGTTGCCGTCGTGGTCGGGGAAAACCCGGAGCGCGAAGCTGATTCCGTCCGCCTCCTTCTCCGTGCAGGTGAAGTAGGGCCCTTCCTCGGCGTTGATGATCATGGCGCGGCTCATCGTTAGCGCTTCCTCTTCTTCAGCCAAGCGACGAGCCCGGCGCGGGTGATGACCATCGACGACTTCGAAGCGCGCGGGTGCCGCGCATCGACCATGGGGCCGAACTCGCCGGCGGAGGCCAGCGCCTCGACGTGCTTCCGGCTGTGGCGGATGATCGTGGCGACTTCCCACACCCGGAACTGCTCCCGGCCCGCGGGCAGGTAGAAGTCGAAGTCGAGCTCGGGTTGCGCTTGGGTTCCCATGGCGTGAGGTTAAATGAGGACAGAAAGCTCTTTGCGGAGAGCGCGGCGCATCAGCTGGGAGAACGTGATGTCTTCGCTCTTGGCCTTCTCTTTCGCAGCGGCCCGAAGCTTTTTGGGTAGCCGCACGGCGGCTAACTCAGTCGGACTCGGCGGCAAAATGGGTTTCTTGCTCATATCACGGGCGTTATACCGCGTATAACGCCCCGGTCAAAACAATTTGTAATTATTTTTATACGGAGTAATACGAAAGTTGTGCCCAGCCACTCTCGAAAAGCGGATCAGGACGTCGATGCTTTTTCAGCGCCAAGGTCCCTGCTTACTGCCGCCAAGAGGGAAGCAGCGAAGCGGGGTATGACCAAATCTGGTTTTTATCGATACTGCCTGGCGCGCGAATGCGGCTTCAGCCAAGCCGAGGCTCTTGAGTTTTCGGTGCATCGCGCCGTAGTTAACTTTTCTTCCAAGACACAATCACAGTTTCCCCCGCACGATGGACTTTCTGCCAGGCTCTCGGCCATGGCAGAACGACGGAAGGACGCCAACATCTTAAACGAACAGCCCCAGGTCTACGAAGGAGAGAAATGACTTACCTGATCCGAGTGAACGGCGAAGAGCAGGGGCCCTATAGCTTCGACGACCTTGAAATGTACGAGCGGATGGGCGAGATCGGCGCCAGCACCGAGGTCCGTGCCCAGGACGATTCGGCTTGGAGCGCATGGGCCGCCGCAAAGCAGCTCGAGCTCAAGAAGCGCGAGCGCATCCGGTGGGACAATCAGTTTGCACTTCCCGCCCGCATCGACACCACGGCCGCCTCTCGGTCGGACAAATCTCGCGGGCTTTTCATCATTCTCGCGCTCCTCTTTGGCACGCTCGGCCTGCACAATTTCTATGCCGGGCGGTATGCAGTCGGCTTTGCGCAATTCTTCCTCACGATCACCCTAGCGCCCGTCGGCCTGATCATCCATCTTCCTCTGCTCATTCTCGTTACCGCCGTCTGGGCGATTATGGATGCGCTGATTCAAGACGCCGACGGAACCGGCGCGCGCATGGCCTGATTCCCATGAGTATCCTGTTTTTTTTGCTTCTTGCTTCAGGCGTGGCGTTGGCCCAGACGCCCCCGATCGGGAGCACGGCGACGATCACGATGGTTGGGGGCGAGAAGATGGTCGGCAAGGTCGTTCGCATCGACCCGGACAGCGTCAGTCTTCTGACCCACGACGGCGGCTCGCGGATTAACTTCTTCAGCATGACGCCCGAAGAGCGAAAGCGCTGGGGCTACGATCCGGACAAGGCCGCCGAGTTTCTGGCCGAGCAGGAGACGCAAAAAGAAGCGGAGAAGCAAAAGCGGGCCTCCGTCCTTGGGGCAGGTTCCGCGGATGCCGAATCGGGCTCGTCAGCTTCCGACGATGGATGGGCGAAGGTCGCCAGCTTCTCCGGCAGCACGACCAAGAACACCGAGCCGTTCACCGTCTCGGGCGAACGGTGGCGGGTGCGCTGGACCTGCAAGGCCTCGGCGGCGGCCAATGAGCTGATGGGCTCCGCGGGTCAGGGATCGGCCGAGAAATACGCCGGTCTCATGGTGACGGCCATCCGCGAAAACGGGAACCGCGACACCCTCGATGTCGTCTCTCAGCTGCTGGGAGGCGGCTCAGATTCCACCGAGCTGCGAGGCGCGGGCACCTATCATTTCGAGGTCCACTCCGCTAACTCCGATTGGACGCTGATCGTCGAGCAATACGAAAAATAGTGGAATAGAAGGCATAGACGGCATAGGTGGGTACCGGGTTTTAGCTCTTCCGTGATTTGATCACGGGCATGATCTCCACCTTAAAAATTCTCGCGACGCTGGCGAGGGTTTTCGGCGTTGTTGCCGCGTTCAATTCCATCCCGGGCGTCGATCTCAAGACCTCGGTTCTCATCTTTGGCATCGCCCAGGTTTTGCACGACCTGGTCGATCATATCGGCGATTTTTTGGACAACGGCAAGTCGGATTGGCGATCTCCTCTGGTCACGGCTGCGGCCCTCACCTGCGCCCTTTCCCTTGCCGGGCTGACGGCGTGCTCCTCTTCCGGGGGCACTGCTGGGGGCAGTGCTTCCGGCACGCCGTCAGCCATGTCCACGGGCACCGTGACTACGGGAACGATCCAGCCGATCTCGGCGACCGACCTCGCGCTGATCCAGACGGGCGCGAGCGTGGCGACGAGCGCGTCGCTCGACTTCGCAATCAAGCAGGTGAGCACGCGCACCCGCGTGGCCAATGAGGTCTATGCCAGCGCGGTCGATCTCGCCGTGCTGACCGGCCCGAACGGCACGACGCCGACGCCCGCGCAGCTCACGACGACGCTCAATGTTTACGACCAGGGCGGCGACGCGCAATACACGCACTACGTCACCGCACTCTCCGGCCTCTACAGCGCCTACTACGCGAAGTTCACGACCGGCTCGATCACGGCGTCGAACCTCAGCGCCGTGCTGCATGCCATCGCGCTCGGCGCCCAGGCCGCCAGCTCGGCCTACGCCACGGTCCAGCCCGCGCCCGTCACCGGAACGATCAGCCTCTAACCGCCATGGCTGTCTCGACCATCGGAGCCGGGCTGGAGCTCGCCACCACGCTCCTCAACCTCGTCGCCCCGAGCGTCAGCCAGGAACAAAAGGAAATTCTCCTCGATGAATACAAGAAGCGTGTCGCCGAATTGCAGGCCGCCTGCAACGCCATTGCGGCCAAGCCCGATGATCGCGCTGCTCAGCTTGATCTGGGTCGGCTCACTGACCGGCTGCTCAACGCCGCCGGATTCACGGCCCCTGGACTGGCAAGTCTCGACCTCGAGGTTCCCCTGGACGACTACCTCCAGCTCCTCACCGTCTGCTCCACCCTCATCCTCGTCCTCGAGCAGCAGCAGCTCGGGAAAGGCGAAGCGTAAGTAAGCCCAAGCCGAATCGGCCCTTCATCGACCGGATCCCGAAGCGCGACGCCGAGCATGTCGAGGCCCTGGCCGAGCGCGGTTGCAATTGCCGTGAATCCTTCCCTCCATCCCGCGCACGCGCCCTACAGCGTGGTGCCCATCAAGCCTCACCCCACGCCGCTCTTTGCGGTGACAGTCATCTTCAATCCGCAGCGCTATCTCTCGCGCTACCGTCTCTACAAGGCCTTTGCCAAGCACATGGCCGACGGCGGCACGCAGCTTCTCACGGTCGAGATCGCGTTCGGCGATCGCGAGTTCGAGGTGACGGAGTTGGGCAATCCCTGGCATCTCCAGCTCCGGACGAAATCGAACCTCTGGCACAAGGAGCGGGCGCTCAACCTCGGCTTCGCGCGACTGACGCAGCTCGTGCCCGACTGGAAGTTCGGTGCCTGGATCGATGCCGACATCACGTTCTACCGGCCCGATTGGGCGCAGGAGACGATCCACATGCTCGAGCATCATCCGGTGGTCCAGATGTTCGGCGTCGCCGCCAACATGGATCCGCAGGGGTATCGGCAGTGGTGCTGCGAAAGCGCGTTCCGCCAGTTTGTGGAAAAGCGGATCGGCTCCGGCACCGATTTCTACGGGAAGGGCGTGGGCGGCCATCCGGGTCTCGCCTGGGCGTGTACGCGCTCGGCCTTCGAGACGATGGGCGGCTTGATCGACTTCTGTCCCGCGGGCGGAGGCGACACCTACATGGCCAACGCGCTGCGCGGCTACTGGCAGAAAGGCGACAGCAACCACAAGACGATTACCGAGTTCTCGCCCGAGTTTGTCCGCGAGGTCAACACCTGGGCGGACCGCGTCGCCGCCTTCAAGCAGAACGTCGGCTACGTGCACGGGACGGTGGCGCACCACTGGCATGGCAACTCCTTTCAGCGCGGCCACAAGATTCGCTGGGACGCTCTGATGAAGCACCAGTTCAACCCGCGTCGCGACTTGGAGCCCGATGCGCAGGGGCTCTACCGCTGGACCGGCAACAAGCCCGAGCTCGAGGGCATCATCCAGGGCAGCTTCATCCATCGCAACGAGGACTCGGTCGACGTCATCCGGGGGCAGCAGACGTGAACATCGATGTCCACATCGGAAGGACGAAAGACGGGACCATCGCGGTCAGCGTCTACGGGCCGGAGAATGCGCCTCGGGACGATGGCGTGCAGGTCATGTGGGAGTTGATCGAGCAGGCCGTCCGTGGCCGCTACGAAAAGGTCGTCACCCACTTTGTGCCCGTGAAGGCTGCTCGGAAAGTGAGGCGTTCATGACCGTCCTGCTCGTTTTCATTGGGTTGGCCGTGCTCATCGCGCTGGCGGTCTACATCGCCGTCGTGCACCTCAACGGCTCGGACTACGACGATTGGGACGACGGGGAGGATTTGCCTTGAGCTCGAGGATTGTTCCCCTCGGCACGGGCAAGTGCTCCGACTTCGGTGGCCCCGATGACCAGGGCGTCGGCCCGCTCGAGGGACTGGCGCTGGTCAGCTTGCAGGACCTGACCGGCGTGCCTGCGTCCGTGATTCGACGCGCGCTTTTCGTGATCGATCTTTCGCCTGGCGCGCTCGCCGCGCTTGGCTGCGAGACCGATGACCTGGTCACGGTGGAAGCCATCCTGCCCGGAGGTCTCTCGTGATGTTCGCGGCAACGACCGAGTACATGCCGCCGCCCGGCATGAACGGTTTCCTCGCCAACGTCATGTACGTCTGCTGCATCATCGCCGCGATTGCCGTGGCCTGGCGCTCGATCTTCCCGCGGGAAGGCAAGTCGATGCCGCAGCCGGTCCTGGTCAAGGGCTCGACCCGGATGGCGACGCACGAGGAGCTGGTCCAGCTCCGAACCGAGTTCGAGAACTTCAAGATCGAGCAGCGCACGGCCAACACCGACCTGAAGAAAGCCATCGAGCACGCCGTGCAGGCGATCAACGAGGCCGGGGAACGGCGCATCGCCGCCATCCACGAGCGGATCAATAACGTCGCGGTCGGCGTGGCCGAAATGAAGGGCGAACTGAAAAACCTCAAATGAGCAACGAGCGCGCCATCCTTCATGTCCTCGACTTGCAGCATCCGCTGCCGGTGCGGCTCGACGTGCTCCACGTCGAGGTCCAGAGCTTCGCGAAGGAAGCCATGACCGAACGCGAGCTGCGCGCTCATCTCGATGCGCTCGAGCGCAAGCGCCAGGTCGTCCAAGTCCGCACCGAGGAAGGCCGGCTCAAGGCCAAGATCACCGACGCCGGGAAAGCGCGATTGCTGGAGGGCGAATGAATGGACGAGGACCGCAAGCCCAGCGCCCTGGCCAAGCTGCGCAACTTGAAACCGAAGCAAAAGCTCCGGCTCATGGCATGGCTGGAGAGCGGCATGGCCTACCACAAAGCCGTTCCCCTGGTCGAAAAGGAATTTGGCATCTCCACCTCGGTTGGTGCCTTGTCGCACTTCTGGGAATCGGAGGTTGTGCCCCTGCGCCTGGCGCGACGCCAGCACACGGCCAAGTTGGCGGCGCGGCTGGGCGAGGAACAGCAGGCGAAGCCCGTGAAGTGGGATGCCATCCTGGACGACTCGCTCAAGGAGCTCGCGGCGGACTTGATGAATACGCCGGGCGCGGACACCGAGAAGATTTTCTTCCTGATGCAGCTCGTGCTCAAGACGCGGGACCAGGGAACGAAGCGGGTCGAGCTCCAGTTGAAGCGGGACAAGTTCGAGTTCGACGCAGCCAAGGCGGCGCTCAAGCACCTGGATGCGCTGCGGGCGATCAAGGCCAACAAGTCGATCGACCAGGGCGAGCGGCTGAAGCAGGCGCGCTTGCAACTCTTCGGGGTGACGCCGGAATGAAGCGGGCTCTCAAAAAACTGCCCAAGTCGATCATTGTTTTCCGGGACTACCAGAAAACGATTTTCCTCGATCGCTCGACCGGCTTGGTGGTCATCCACTGGTCGCGCCAGATCGGCAAGAGCTTCACGCTCGCGGCGTGGGCGGTGGACCGACTACTCACGCGGCCGGGACGTTTGGTAACCGTGTTGTCGAACTCGAAGGACAACGGTGCCGAGTTCGCCATCAAGGCGGCGGAGATCTGCCGCAAGCTCGACCAGGCCTTCGAGATGGTCGATGGCGACGAGACGGTATCCAACGAAACGCGGTTCCGTGAATCGAGCGTCGAATACGAGGCCATGCGCTTCGAGATCCGCATCACCGTCGATGGCCAGGTCGGCCGCATCAAGATTCTCGCGGCCAACCCGCGCACGGCCCGCGGCTTCAGCGGCGACCTGATCCTGGATGAATTCGCGTTCCACGAGGACAGCCGCGCGATCTGGGAGGCGGCGGAGCCGATCCTCAGCGCGAATCCTGATTTCCTCTGCCGCGTGGCCAGCACGGGCAACGGCAAACACAACATGTTCTATGACATGGCGACGAGCGGCGACTACGTCGTGTCGCGCGTGACGCGGAGCAACGCCTATCGCATGGGCGTGAAGATTTACGACATCCGGACGCGCGAGCCGATCACACCGGAGGAGGCGCGAAAGCGAGCCCGCGACAAGCGCGCCTACGACCAGAACTACGAGTGCAAGTTCACCGATGAGAACACGACGCTGCTCACGCACGAGCTGATCAGCCAGGCCGAGCGCGACAACGTCGGGTTCATCTGCGAGCAGGACTGGTCGCGCGAGGCGCTCAAGGCGATGCGCGAGGCCCGGGGCGATCATTACCTCGGCGTCGACGTGGGACGCCATCGCGACATCACGGTCATGGCGGCCATCGAGAAGATCTCCGGCATGTTCCTGGTGCGGGGCGTCCTCCGGATCGAGGGCATGCGGCTGCCGCAGCAGCAGGAGCGGATGCAGCAGTTCATCGCGCTGCCGAACGCGCGCCGGATCGCGATCGACATGACCGGTCTCGGCCTGGGGTTGTTCGAGTATGCCGAGGACAAGATCGGAGCGTCGCGCATCCAGGGCGTCAATTTTTCGACGAGTGTCCCGGCCACCGAGCGGATCCGCGAGTCGGGCCGCAAGCAGGAGACCGTGCGCGTCACCGAGGCGATGGCGACGGAGCTGCTTGGCGTCTACGAGGACCGGCGGATCCAGCACCCGATCGACGGCGACCTGCGCGATGACCTGCGCAAGCCGGAGAAGGTCGTCTCCCCGGGCGGCCGCGTCTCCATCGCCGCGACGCGCGATTCCAAGGACCACGCCGATCACTTCTGGGCGTTCGCCCTCGCCATCGAGGCGGGCAGCGGCGGCGGTCCGTTCCACTACCAGTCGCTGAGCAAAAAGATGACGCGCCAGGGAGTCATGGAGAAACGGATGAATCGGAGGGTGCTGTCATGAGTTCGCGCACATCTTCCTCGAAGCGGGTGCAGCGCCTTGCCAATACCAAGGTCAAGCCACCGCCGCAAAAGCACGAGTCGGAGGTGCCAGCGGACCGGGTGGCGCTCTACCTGCGATCGCGGTTCAACCCGATCCGGCGCCTCACGCCCGAGCTACTTGCCGTCTACCTCGACCGGTCGAAGATCGGGTTCCTGCGCGAGATCGCCCTGGTCTGGGATTCGATCGAGGACCGGGACGACAAGATCAAGCTGGCGATGGGCCTGCGAAAGAAGTCGGTCGCACGCTTCGACTACCAGGTCGAGCTGCTGCCCGATCTCGAGGACAAGGACAAGGCGCAGGCCGCGCTGCACAAGCAGGCGCTCGAATATTTTTACGGCAATCTCACCTGCACCCGCGCCATCGATGAAAACGAAGTGGGCGGCGTGAAGCTCCTCGTGCGCCAGATGATGGATGCGGTCGGCGCGAAATATAGCGTGCACGAAATCGTCTGGCAGCCGCAGCCCGATGGCAACCTCACGGCCCAGTTTCGTTGGACCCCGCTCTGGTTCTTCGAAAATCTCACCGGTCGCCTGCGCTACCTCACGCGCGAGGGCGAGACCTACGGCATCGACCTCGAGGAGGGCGGTTGGATGATCACAACCGGCGAGGGGCTGATGTATGCGATGTGCATCGCTTACATGTTCAAGACGCTCCCGCTGCGCGACTGGATCACCTTCAGCGAAGTGTTCGGTCAGCCAGCACGCATCGGCAAGACGCCGTCGCAGCCGGGATCGGCTCAGTGGGACGCGCTGGCGCAGGCGGTGCAGGACCTCGGTACCGACTTTGCAGCGGTCATGAACACGACCGACAGCATCGAATTGCTCGAGGCCAAGGTGGGAGCGGCTGCGCTGCCGTTCGAGGCGCTCGTCGAGCGAATGGATCGCGCGATCGTGGCGCTGGCTCGAGGAGGCGACCTCTCGACCATGTCGAGCGGCAAGGGGTCGCAGGGCCATGGCAGCCAGCGCCAGGACGAGGAGGCCGACGCCATCCTCGATGACGACGTCGAGATGATCAACGAGACGCTCCACCAGCGCGTCAGCAAATACGTCATCGAGTATCAGTTAGGCGACGACCGTTGCCTTGCGCGGTTCAAGCTGATCGTCCCTCCGGACAATGCAACGGCGCAGGACTTGGCGATTTACCAGTTCCTGGTGAGCTCGGCTCCGGATGGTCAAGGCCTCGCCTGGGACGAGGCGTGCCGCCGCTTCGGCGTCGTGCCGGCAAACGTCGGTCCGAACGGTCAAGTCATTGAGCCGGTGCTCAAGGCTCCCCAACAGGACGAGCAGATCCCGAACAACCTGGGGAACTCTCGCCTGGTCAACAGCCGGGCGTCCCGTCGCGCAAAGAGCGACCCGGTCTACCAAAAAGCGCTCTTCAGCCTCTCGGCCACGCAAGCCGTCCTCCTGCGACCGCTCGTCTCGGACCTGAAGGCCGCATCGGAGGGCGACGAGGATGGCCTCCGTGACCGTGTAGCCAACGTGGCGGCGAAAATTCCTGCTCTCCTCAAGGACATCAACGTCGATCCGGCCACGGCCCAGATCATCGCGAATGGCTTGGTCGCCGACTTCTTCAACGGCCATTTGGCCAAACCAGGATCCCCATCATGAAAACGACCCCTTTTAAAATGCCCCAGGACGCGCCGGAAGCTGCCGGGCGCTGTGTCCATACCATCCGTCGCCTGATCGCTGGTTTGCAATGGTGTTGCAAGCGCCGTTTTGCAGGGCTGCTGGGTTTCAGCACACCCATTTTGGCCAATAATCGGCAGAATGGCGACGCGGCGGTGGCGCTGACCAACAGTTTCACGGTCCTTCAGGACAACTGGGTTCAGTTGTCGCCCTTGGGCGATTTCATCAACGTCGGCCCGCGGGACAAGAACGGGCGGCCAAAGTTCCCGCAGGGCGTGATCCAGCGCGTCGATCCGGCCTCTGTCGACGCGATGGTGAGTGCCTTCAATGAGGCCAAGGCGAGCAAGGGCGCGGACTTTGGCGGCTTGCCTTGGTTCGTCGGGCACCCCGACGTCGACCCGGACAACAATCCGGACAAAGGCGCTTACGGCTGGATCATGGCGCTGCGCAACGGCGGAGATCAGGGCCTGCTCGGCCAGGTCAAGTGGACCGCCGAAGGCCAGGAGCTCAAAGATGGCGGCAAGTACAAATATTTTTCGCCCTGCTGGTTTTTCGAGGACGCGGCGACCATAGCCAACGGCAAGCCCGTAATGAAGCCGGACGAGCTGGTGAGCGTGGGCTTTACCAACACGCCGCAGATTCCGGTGAAGCCGCTGAGCAATGAGCGTCAGGCATTGCCGAACTACGGGACCAGCGCGGGTGCGAAGAAGGGCTGGGAGACGCGCCGTGCTAATGCCACGAACAAAGAGAAGGCGGCAGCCAAGGCCGGAGCCAAAGGCGGATCGCCGAAGGGAAAGCTCAAATGGGAGAAACGGGAGACGAGCGCACAGAACGGAACTCCCATTGCCGCCACTTCGGGAAAATACGAAATCCACAAAGGCAGCGGTGGTCGATACGCGGCTCAGCTCGCTGATCGCCCAGGTCAACCGCTCGGCCCTTATGTGAAGTCCATAACCGATGCAAAGGGGCAGGCGGAGGCTCATCTTGCCGCGAGCGAGGCGGGCAAGGATGCAGTGCGTGCCGCATCAGCCGCGCTGGCGCCCTCGAAGCCGAAGGGCTTCCTATCCTCGCTGATTCACGCTTTCAAAAATCCGAGCGCTCACAGCGGTGACGCGTTAGGAAATTAACAGCAACCCCAAAGGAACCAACATGATGAAAAAGAAAACAATGGTCCTCGCCTTGGCGTCCCTCTTGGGATGCTCGCGGGGAATCACGCGCGACGTGCTCTTTAACGATGCAAAGAAGAGCAAAATGTCGGCCGAGTTTTGGAAGGCCAAGACGGCGCAGGCAATCAACAAGCCGGAGTTGGCCAACTCTGAGGACGAGGAGCTGATCGGCGCGCACGACAAGCACATGGCGTTGATGAACGACATGGATGGCGAGAACTTCGACGCGCCCTCTGGCCCCGAGGAGGCGATGGCGTCGGCCAACGCCAAGATCGCCGAGACAGAGACCGCGTTGACCAATGAGCGGGCGCGCGTCGCCGAGCTTCAGACCAATCTCGCCCGCGCGCAGGAGCAGGTGACGACCGCCCTGGCGAACGAGACGGCCCGCGCCAACGCCGCCGAGCTGGCGTTGAAGAATGAGCGCACCGCGTTTGCCGCCGACCTGATCGCCAATGCGATCGTCGCCGGTCGGATCAAGCCCGCGGACAAGCCGACGTGGGAGGGCGAGTTCGTCACGGACTTCGGTGCCGCCCGCGCGAAGCTGGCCAATGCCGCGGGTACGGTCATCAAGACGGCGCCTCGGACGTCCAACCTCGGCGAACGGCAGCACGAACTGACCGACGACGCTGCGCTGAGCAACGACAAGGAGCGGACGGAGCGGGTCCGCACTCTGGTGAACGAGCGCAAGCTCTCGCTGCTCGCGAAGTCGCCGACGCTGAGCAACACGGCGGCCTATGAGCAGGCCCACCGCGAAATCAAGCGCGAACGCCCGGCGCTTTTCCAATCGATGACGCAGCCAAAGGGCAAATAACCCGTCCATTCCATCAACTAACCAACACCAAAAATCTATATGGCATCGAAAACCAAGACGGCGCCGGTGAAGAACCGGAGCTTCGACGAACTCGTGAAACAAAAACGCGCCGCCGGGCTGACGAAAGAGCAGGCCGAGCGCGTGGCCAAGGCGCAGATCGATCGGGATGCGAATCCGCTGGATTACGAGGAACTCAAGGCCCGGCAGGCCGCCCAAGACTCTGCCGCCTCGGACGAGGCGGACGAAACCACAACCGCCCAGGCCTAAAGCCGAGGCATCAACAAAAGGAAAACGACACGATGCATCTGATCCATTCAATGCTCGGGGCACTCTTCGCAGTGCTGTCACTCCTGGCGCTGGGCTTTTGCCTGGCGTTGGGCGTCGTCCGCTACGCAAGCGGCCAACCTTATCGCCGGCAGGCGCTGTGGAACTCGGCTCCCGCGTTCTCGGTGACGCCCTACGATCCAAACGCGGAAACCCATAAAGGCGGAAGGATTACCCGACTCGCCGACGCGGCCATCGCGCAACGTTGGTCGTTGGTGACGAACGGTGCGACGTTGGGCAAGACCATCAAGGTCAACCCGACGGCTGGCGCGAACCCGATCGGAGTCATCGACGACACGACGGACACGCTTAATGGCGACCTGACGATCCCGGTCAACATCAACCTTCTTGGCGGCGCGGACCGGACCTTGAAGGTCTACATCAATAGCGCGGTCACGGCGGGCGATTACCTGATCCAAGACACGGCCACGGCGGGCGCTGCGATGACCGATCCGCTGACGGCGGGCACGAAGGTCTTTCAGATCGGGCAGGCCCTGCAAAGCGGCGTGGCTGGCCAGGTCATCGAATTCATGCCGATGCCGAACTTCGCGAGCCACTAACGCGGCCGCTTAACCAAGAAACAACGTCATCCCAACACTATGAAATCTGTTCAAATCAAGACCGCCAGCAAGACGCGGGTGAAGCCCAACCAGGGCGAGCGCCTGGGGTTGGTCAACACCATGCTGGCGAACATGGGCCTCGGCGCCGCCGATCTGGCCCGGCCGGCTCTTTACCAGGGCGCGGCCTCACCGCAAGGCGAGGTGTGCCTCGCGAACGAAAGCCTGTTCACGCAGGACCACTACAGCGAGCCGCTGACCACGCTGATTACCGACTGGCCTGATCCGGTCGGCCTCGACGTGCTGATGGATTACATCATGCCACCGGTCGAAGTCTCGCGCCGGTTCGAGTTCAAGCAGGCGGAGAATGCCGAGGCCTTCATCATGGACAGCGATGACATCCGCGCGATTGGCGCTTCCTTCAAGGAAGTGACCTACACGGAAAATACCGTGCAGGCCAAGACGCTAAACAAGGGTCTGACGGTCCGCTTGGACAACGACCAGTACACCGACCTGGCGATGACGCAGGAACGCCTCGTCAAGAAGCTGCGCCAGCGCTTGCTGCGGAGCGAGTACGCCCGCGGCCTCGCCGTGATGGCGGCCGCCGCGACGAACAACCCCTACACGTGGAGCTCGGGCGCACGCAATCCGATGGCCGACATGCGCACGGTGCTCCTCGCTGGTGAGTTGCTCTCCGGTCTCTATGCGAATCGCATTCTCTGGGCGAAGGACGCCTGGGCGACGCAGCAGGGTGCCTTCGAGGCGCTCAACACGCCCTCCGGCTACAACAACGCCAAGTCGACGCCGCAGCAGATCGCGGAGACGTTGCTTTGCGACAAGGGCATGGTCACCGGCGCGGTCTACCAAAGCGGCGCGGCCAGCAAGGCGCGTCTCGCCGCGGGATTGATCTTTTTCTTCTACGCCCTCGATGGCGTGGATCAATTCGATCCGTCGCATCTCAAGCGGTTCTGGTCCCCGACCGAATCGGGCCCGATGCGGGTCTACACGCAGGTCTACGCCAAGTTCGTCGAGGTCACGCTTGAGCATTACTCGCTCCCCGTGGCCACCACCACTCTCGGCGTGGAGGCGATCACCGTCGGCTAACGAATCACCAGCTGGTTCCTACACTGCACGTCCGGGATGCCGGGCGTGCAGCCTTGAATCAACTGTCATGAGCAACAACGGCAATCAACCCTGGATCTTGATCGTGGCGACGGACGTCGACACGTATCTCGCCGGTCCCTACGCGGCCGCGTTGAGCAACGCTGCGCTCGCCGCGGGACAGCCCGACCCGTTCACGGCCGTGATGACCGACGTGGTCACGGAGATCCGCTCCGCCATCCGGGGCGGCTGCCTGAAAAACCAAACGCCGATCGTCGTCAGCCAGACGCCTCTCTCGATCCCTCCCGACCTGAAGCGTCACGCCATGGCGCTCATCATCGAGGCGCTTGCGGGCCGGTTGGCGAAGGCGGGTGTGAAGCTGGGCAAGGAGGCGATCAAGGAGGCGGGCGACAACGCGCGCCGCTACATTGAACGCATCCAGGAAGGCAAAGCCACGGTGACGGCTCCGCCTGATCCAATGGCACCAGACGACCAGGAAAAGGGCGGTCCGACACAGGTGGTCCGGGGGGATCGCCGACTCTTCAGCCGGAGGACGCTGCGCGGCCTATGATCTTCTCCGAGCCCATCGACTTTGACGCGGCGATCGCGGTCCTGAAGCAGAAGAAGCTGCTGCCGACGAATCTCTCGTCCGCGCAGATCGCGAAGCTGCGTGAGGAGTTCAACCTGCGCGGCCTGTTCTCGTCGCGGACGCTGAATGCGCAGCTGCTCCAGGGCTACAAGGACCAGCTCGAGAGCGCGGGCAGCCAGGCGAACCTCGCCACCATGCGCGCGGAGATCAAGAAGCTGATCGCCTCGCTGGAGATCGCGCCGCCGTCCGGGGAGGAAGCAGGCACGATCACCGACCTTGGCAGCAATGCGCGGATCGGCCTGGTCCTGCGCACCAACCTCGACATGGCACGCGGGTACGGTCAATGGATGGAGGGCATCAGCGAGGGAGCGCTCCAGGCGTTCCCGGCGCTCGAGCTGCTGCGCGTGGAGGACCGCGTCGTGCCGCGCGACTGGATCGAGATTTGGGACGATGCGACCGACGAGCTCGGCGACGAGACGACCGCGACCGACGCGGAGGAGAGCGGTCGCATGGTCGCGTTGAAGGGCGATCCGATCTGGCTGGCGATCTCCGACTTCGGCCAGCCCTGGCCTCCGTTTAAGTACAACTCCGGCATGGGCGTCGAGGACGTCGACTGGCAGGACGCGGTCGACCTCGGCGTGGTCGACGCAGAGGATCCCGCGCCGGAAGTCGCGCCGATCGATTTCAATCAGGGCGTCGAGTCGTCGATCGCGGAGCTGGCGCCGGAGATGGTCAGCGTGCTGGAAGAGGGCCTGCAAGGCCTCGCCATGCGCATTGGCGACGTGCTGCAACTCAAGCCCGCGGCAACGAGCAAGCCGATCGGGAACTCAGCCTGGCGCGCGCGCCTCGATGAAACCCTCGATCTTTTGGAGGCCGCATGAGCACGCCGCTGACGTTTCAGGAGAATGCCACGCCGGTCGTGCGGGCGATCCAGCGCGACGTGCAGAGCCGCGCGGCGGCGCAGGCCGTCGGCATCGGCGTGCGCCGCGTGGTGCGCCAGTGGCTGCGCGATCTCGACTCCAATCGCCCGAGCAAGCATGCCGAGGAACTGCCCGGCTCGCAGTCGACCCACTACTTCGCCCAGGCGGCACAATCGGTGACGGCACCAGAGGTCGCGGGCAACAAGGTGACGATCTCGATCACTCAGGTGGGCATGCGCCAGCGGTTGCTCGGCGGGCCCATCCAGCCGGTCAAGGGCAAGTATCTGACGATTCCGGCCAGCGGCCTGAGCTACGGCACGCGTGCGAGTGAGTTCACCGACCTCCGATTCGCCTTTGTGCGCGACGAGGACGGCTTCCTGCGGCCCGCGCTCGTCGCAAAGCAGGACGCACAGTACACCGGCACGGTCACCGAGCGCGGCGACGCGGTGCGCGGGTCGACCGGCAAGAAGCTGCGCCCGAAAAAGAAGAACCCGATCACGATCGGCGATGTGATTTTCTGGTTGGTGCGCTCGGTTAACCAAGCGCCCGATCCGGGCGTCATCCCGGGCCCCGACTACATCCAGGCTGGCGCGATCGAGGGGCTGCGCGCGTATCTCCACCAGGCGCGACCGACCTACCCGCAAAGCGGAGGTGCCCAGTGAGCGTGCTCTTCAGCCCCAAGGTCATCGCGGACCAGGTGCGCGACGAGCTGCTCGCCACCGATGGTTGGCTGGCGCGGACGAGCATCCTCTCGGCGGATCCCGGCGACATCGACACGACGATTAACTCGGCGTTGCAGCAGCTCTCGATCGGCATCGTGATCACGCCGGTGTCGTTCCGCAGCAGCAAGCCGAACCTGCCCGGGCCCTACTTCGACAAGTGCAAGTTCAGCGCCTTCATCGTCGAGCAGAACACGCTCAACCGTCAAGGCATCGAGGATGTCGATTATATAACGGCGCAGAGCCTGGGCGTGCTGATTTCCGGCGCCCTGCATCAATGGGCGCCCCCGGGCGTCAACGAGCGCACGATCGTATCCGATCTGCTGCCGGTCCCTTTCCCGAAGCCGGACGCGGAGGAGCAGCCTTCGCTGAACATGTGGTATGTGGAAATGACCGTCGGCGGCGGCCTTGGCTACGACAAGGGCCGCATCGCGCCGGTGACGTTCGCTTACAATCCAAACGCCGTGCTGGGCGATGGGGGCGGCGGAGGCCTGGGCGATGGATCGGGCAACTCCCAGGGCACGGGCACGGTGACGCTGAGCTGCGCCACGCCCGGTGCGGCGATCTTTTATGTCATCGGCGCCAATAAAGGCTACCCCTCCCCGGCCAACGACAACGCCGCCCTGGCGCTCGGGCCGATTGCGATTTCTTCCGGCCAACCCCTTTTCGCGCGCGCCTGGTTGTCGGGCCGCAATCCGATTCCCGCGCCGAACGATCAACAGAGCTTCACCGCTCCCTAAACGAAGGAAAATACTATGTCCGTCAACCTCGCTATCGACCGCACGACCATCGTCCACGGTCCGTGCTTTCTCACCTACAACACGCAGACGATCTACTCGAAGGACGACGTCAAGATCACGCCGAAGAAAGCCACGTGGGACGTGCCGACGTCGGTCGGGGGCAAGAAGAGCGGAAAAAACCTCAAGGACATGATGTTCGTCGTTGAGCTCACCCCGGACGGCGAAGTAACCGCGGGACTGCTGGCGGTGATGTGCCTCTACGCCTCGCAGCAGATCGGCTCGTCGATCTTCAACAGCGGACTGCCGCTCTCGATCGCGTCGCTCAATGACGCGACGGACAACTTCGTCGTCATGCGGAACGCCTCGATCACGAAGCTACCCGACCTCCACTTGGCGACGGACAAGACGCTTTTTGGGCCGATGGAATTCACCTGCGTCGGCGCGAACGGCGTGGCGGTGAATGATCCGAACCGGTTCTGCTACATCAACACGAAGCCGCTGAGCGGGACTATCACCGGCACGACCAACGCCAACCCCGACGTCATCACCACGGCGACCGCGCACGGCCTGGCGGTGGGCGATCCGATCAACCTTGCCGGAGTGCTCGGCGACACGGCGGTCAATGGCAACTTCTATGCGCTTGCCACGCCGAGCCCGACGACGTTCACGATCAGCGCCACGACCGGCAACGGCGCGGTGGCGATCGCGGGCAACGGAGCCTATACCGGCGGCGGCACGTGGGGCTATGGATGGCCGCTCAACCTGGCCAATGTGATTGCGACGCCGTTCGTCGGCCAGTGGGCGACCTCGGTGCCGTCGGGCAACATCACGGCCACCAACGACGGAACGCCGGACATCGTCACCACGGCGACCGCGCACAACTTGGCGGTGACCGATCGCGTGGTCATCGCCGGCGACACGGGTGACACGGCGATCAATGGAACGTGGTTTGTGGTGAGTGTGCCTTCCCCGACGACGTTTGAGGTCAGCGCCACCCGGGGCGGGGCGGCCATCGCGGGCGCGGGTACGGCCGGGGCCGGTGGCACCTACGCGCGGGCCAACGCGCTGGATTCCTTCGACACCGAGTCGGGAATGCAGATCACGTTCAACATCGAGCTGACGCCGAAGAAGACGAACAACCTCGGGACCTACGACATGCTCTTCAGCGCGATCGAGGTGAAGGCGAAGGGCCTGCCGGTCAGCGCCAACGGCGGTCCATCCACGCGCGACATCATCAATTCGCTCAACGTGCAGAACACCACGGTGCAGATGGGCCAGTCGCTCCTGCCTGAGGCCCAGGACCTCTATCTCGCCGGCAACGGCATCTACTTCCGGCTGTACGCGGCGGCGGTGGAGATCAACGAGGTGCTCTACAGCTCGGAAAAACTGCGCCCGAGCGACTTCGGCTGGACGGCGATCCGGCGGTTCGGTTCCGGCGCCAACCTGCTCCGGCCGATGTACGCGATCAGCACGACGCCGATCAACTCCTAAGCCGCACGGACCACGTGAATGCAAATCACCTACGGAGGCGTTCCGATCGCCAACGAGCCGCCCGGCGGGACGGACGGCACGTCGGGCTTTCTCGTGCCCAAGGCGACGCAGAACGTCGAATGGATCGAGGGCTTGCGATCGCCGGATGCCTATCCGCGCGCGCTCTACAACCGCAAGAGGACGGTGACCGGAGGCGTCTTCCCGGCGGCGCTGACAACCTACGCGGCCGCGTTGCTGGCCCGGACGAGGTTCTACGAGCAGCTGCCCGCCTACGGCGCGCTGGTGATCATCCAGGACGCGCAGGTGGTGACCTTCGCGCAGGCCGTGCTTCAGGACATCGACGTGGTCGAGGAAATGACTTTCGGCGTGAGTTTCGGGCTGAACTTCACGTTCCAGTGCGGACCGCCGGTCTTCACCACCTTGAACAATGCCCTGGGGACCGGCGTGGCGGGGCAGATCCTCGGAACGGGTAACGGCGGCGAGTTGGGAACCGGACTTTAATCTTTAATCTATGAAACGCATCCTTTTCATCCTCCTTGCAACGGCCCTGCACGCGGCTGGCCAGACCGGTACAACCACGGGAACGATCACGCCGCCGACCACGCTGCCGTCGGTCACGGGCACGCTGACCAGCGGCATCGACTATATCGTCCTGGGCACGGATGGTCTGCTGCATCTGGCGACGGCCGCCCAAGTGCAGGCCCAGGCCTCGAGCGGTGCGCAACCGCTGAGCAGCGCGCTGACCACGCTCGCCGCCGGCAATCCGTTCTCGGCCAGCGGCGCGGTGGTGGTCGGGGGCACGTGGCCCAACCTGACGCTCGGCCTCGCGTCGACGGCGACGTTCACCAACGTGACGACGAACACGGTGACGCTCGGCTCGGGGACGTTGACGGTTTCGGGCGGCACACTGCTGCTCAATGGCTCGGCCATCGCGGGCGGCGGCGGCAACCTGGCATTGGGCGGCAACACGACCAACGTGCTGACGTTGTCGAGCAACATCCTGAACCTGGCCTACGCCACCAACGCGGCCAACGGCCTGGTGAAGCTCGATGGCACGGGCAACATCCCGGCTGGGCTGATGGGCAACTACAGCACGCTCTATCAGCCCTTCAATGCGGCGACGACGCTCCTGGGCAACGCGACGACCGGCACCGGCACGGTGCAGGTGCTGGCCAACGGGCCCACGCTGACCAACCCGGTCCTCAACGGCGGCACAGGCACGATCAACGTGACCAACCAGGGAAGCAGCGCGACCAGCGGCACGGCGAGCTTCGCCTCGAGCGCGCCGTGGAGCGGCGTGGTCAATGGACCCGTGGAAGGCACCGTGGAGATCAGCTCGGGCAGTGACGCGGTGACCGTCGCGGGCCTGTCGCTGCCCTACACGCCGTCGTACGTGTTCTGTATCGTACGGAAGTCGAATGCGGCCGCCGCCAATTACTGGGCGACCGTGCGCGGGGGCACGGTGTCGTCGACCGGCTTCACCGCCGACCTCTCCGGCATCGTGACCGCCGACTCGTACACCTACAACCTCGACTACTGGATCGTGCCATGATCTTGCTGACGCCGATCGAGAAGCTGCCGGATCGCCCGAGCGCGCTGATCCGGATCGGGCTCAATGACCTGGCCGAGTGCGAGCGCGATCCGCGCTACCGTACGGGCAACGAGTGGAACCGCTGGAACCCGCGGGTGAAGCCGACTCACGGCCGCACCGGTGGCCACTGGGAGGACGACGGGTTCGTGCTCAACATCATGTGGAACGACGACGACATGCCGTGGGATTATCTGTGGCACCGGCGTTGCGGCGACATCTGCCTGGTCTGCCTGGCGGGCGCGATGATGGCGAAGAGCTGCCTGGCGCCCTGGGGCGAGAACTACACGCCGGATGACTTCGACGAGGATTGCCGGCGCAAGCTGATGACGGTCGACGCGCTTCGCCAGGGTCACATTCATCGCGCGCTGATCGACATCCTCGGCCTGCCGCGCAACCCGCTCGACGTCGAGCGCCGGATCACGCCCTACGCGAAGGACCGGCGCGTTTTCTTCCGCCAGATGACGCGGCTGGCCGACGACCTGGAGGCGCACGATCTATGATCCACGACGCGCGCCGGCTGATGGATGAGGAGGAGTTGTTCGGCGACGGCCGCAACGGCCGCGCGGGCTGGACCTTTCTCGATCGGCGGAAGACGGTCTGCTTCTTCGGATCCAAATCCACCGGCAAGGTGAAGTTCGAGCTGGGCATCCGCTCGATGAACTTCGAGAAGTTGAAGCGGACCGGCGAGCTGATCGCCGAGTGCCTTTCCGACTATGACGTGGCCCAGCGGATCTGCGCGGAGCATCCCGGTCGGGAGCCCGGCTGGCGGCACATCGCCAAGCTGCGCGCGGTGATCGAGGCGGAGCGCGGGCCGTTCAAGTGCCGCTGCGGCCGCCTGATCAATCACCGCGAGAATTGCGAGTTCAAGACGCCGCGCAAGGGCCAGAACCAACCGGCCAGCGTCGAGGCGGTGCGCGACATCCGGCAGCACTACAAGGTCGACATGACCGGGCTTCAGCTCGCGCAGAAGTGGAACCTGTCCAAGTGCACGGTCCTGCGGATCGCCCGGGGCGTGTCGCACCGCGCGCCCGGGTTGAAGCTGGCGCAGTACAAGGTGCGGATGTACGTGACGCAGGCCGAGAAGATCAAGCGGCCGCTCGAGACGTTGAACGAGAACCGCGCGTTCGCCCCGGACGAAGCGCGCGAGCAGCTCTTCAACGCGACGCTCTCCCGGGCGCGGCAGCTCCTCGAGGAGTCGATCGCCGCGCTGCGCGAGGCCGCCCAGGTGAAATGAAAATCGAGATGCGCTTCCTCTTCACCATCGCCCTTCTCGTCTTGCTGCCCGCCGCCGGCGCGCGCGCCGGCGTGAGCGTGTCGGCGCTCTATGACCCGGGCTCGGGCATCACCCTCATCTCGACCTCGCCGGAGATCCCGCCGGGCCTTTTCTGGCAATGGGTGGGCAACGACGACGGCTCGGCCACCTTCCACGAAATGCCGTGGATGCCGGGCGTGATCGTGGCGCGGGATGGCACGCCCTACGAGAGCCGCTTCGACGTCTGCTCGATAACGGTCGGCGGCCGGACCTACCGGAACGTCAACCGTCTCACCGCCTTTCGACTGCTCAGTAACCTCTACGAAATCAACCAGTGAAAACCAACATACCCATCTACACACTCCTTGGCATCGTCGTCATTCTCGCGCTTTCCAGCGTCGCGATCGTTGGCGCGCAAACCACCGGCACCACCACGTCGACCGGCACGTCGACGCCGATCAGCACCTACCAAAGCGCGGTGAAGGTCCTGACCGCGTTCTTCGCCCAATTCCAGCAGCTCCAGGCCCAGAACGCCGCGCAGGCGCAGACCATCACGACGTTGCAAGCGCAGAACGGATCGCTCAGCGCCCAGGTGCAGTCCGGCGCGGCGATTTACCCGGTGATCAACCAGATGAACACCAACCTGGCCAACCCGGTCCAGGGACCCTGATCGGCGCAGCGCGCAACCCGGAGAACGACCATGGCGGCTGACGATTCCAAGATCAAAATCACAACCGAGATCGATCCGACCGGCGCGCAGGTCGGCGGCGATCAGGTCATCGACAAGGTCAGGCAGGTTGAGAAGGAGACGCACGAAAGCGCGGAGAAGTTAAACGTCGACGTGCTGGGCAATCTTCGCTCGGTGCATCACCTCGTCGGCGGGTTGATCGAATTGGGTGAGGGCGGCACGGCCGCGATCGGCGGCCTGGCAGCGGAAGGACGAGTCGCGACCGAGGTGTTTGAGGGAATGCTCGGCCCCCTCGCACCCATTTTGCTGGTGCTGACGACGATCACGCAGATCGCCATTCCGATGGTTACCCACGCCATCGAGGAGCACCGCAAAAAAGAGGAGGAGGCGGTTGGTTCTTCAAAGAAGGACCTCGACGACTACGCCGGAAGTTGGAGGAAGGTCGCAGACACCATTACCGAAAGTCTCGGTCAAATTCTCCAAGCCCAGCAGGCCGTAACCAAGGAGGACGAGAAGGACCTGTCGCTGATCAAACAGAAGGCCTCCGTCCAAAAAGCCCAGGCTACGCTCGATGAGAAAGCAGCCATCGAGAGGTTGCGCGCCAAATACATCGCGGACCAGTCCGATCCCAACCTTACCGAGGAGCAGCGGAAAAACCTTAAAAAGAGGTTCGAGGCCGAAGAGGCCGACATCAAAGACAAGACGACGGTCAACACGGCCGAGATCGATCGCCAGGAAAAGGAGCAAACGGTCGGCGGCCTACAGAAGGAAAAAGACGATCAGCAGGCGGCAATCGACCGCGTTCAGAAGACAGCCGATAGCCTCTTCGCCCTTCAGCAGTTGGCGACTGCCCAGTTGGCCGGGCTGGGACTAATTAAGGACGACGGCAGCGTCGACCAGGAAAAGTTCAACAAGGAAGCCGAGCGCAGGAAAAAGGAGAGCGACGAGGCGCAGGCTCGGTATCAGCAGCAGCTCAAGAACGAGGACCTCAATAGCCCCACGCCTCAAGATCGCGAGAGGTACCTTGGTTTCCACACGATCTACAAGGGCCAAAACATCAGCCTCGAGGCTTACCGGGAACAGTTAAAAAAGGAAGCGGAGGAGGCGGAGAAAAATTATCGTGACCTGTCGTCGTACGGCAAGAACGCGAACCTCGACTCGGCCATCAAAAAAGCCAACGAGGAACTCGATAAGGCGAGGGAAGAGCTGGCGGCGACGGTCGCAAAGATACCAGAGGCGTTGACCGCGCTTCATCAGGCCACGCAGGCAGCCGACCAGGCTCGCGTTGAAGCGAAGGAGAACGCGCAGCAGCGCGGCATTGATCAGGGCGTCGACCAACGTGCACAGGAAAAGGCGGACGCCCTGAAGAAAGCCAAGGAGGACTACGACCTGCGAGAGGCCCAGCGCTACGCCCAGGAGAAATCTCAGCAGGCGATCATCGATAACCCGAATGCTTCCGCCGATGCAAAGGCAGCAGCCAAGGCGGCGCAGGATCGTATCGCGGCCGCCGGTAAACAGGACCAGCTGGACCACGCCGGGGCTTTGGGTCTCACGCCTGCTGAGGTCACGAAGCTGCGCGCCGACCTTGGTCTCGACAAAGCGAGGGCGGCCGATGCCATCGCAGGACAGCAAAAGAAGGATCAGGTGGCCGAGCAAAAGCAGGATGCAAACGCCGCCTCCGAGGACATCAAAAGGTCGAAGGCGCAGATCGACGCGCTGGGCAATAAGGATGCGTCGAAGGAAGCGGCGGAGATTCTGAGGAGTGTGGCCGACCGGCTCGTTACCGCTCAAGTCGCCCAGGCGGAGCTGCACGCCCTCTATATGCAGGTGGCCAACGGGAAGTTTCAGGAGCACGACGCCGCGCTGCAACAGCAGCAGCGCGCCATCGACCAGCTCAAGCAGAGCCGCAAGAACAATCACCAGTCGTAGCGCATGGGAGTCTGGCAATTCACCTACGGCGGAGTGACGCAGGACGCGGCCGCGTGGGGCATCGTGGGCCAAAAGCGCAAGCGCAAGAGCGTGGCGACGGACACGGTGACGTTTTCGATGCCGGGCGTGGCGCTCGATGCGGCGCTACCCTTCGCCTACCGGCAGCCGCTCACCATCACGCGCAACGGCAAGCCGTGGTTCAGCGGCATCGTGACGACGCCGAAGGGTGTCGGTAGGACGTCGACTGAAAGCCTGGATTACGAGATCTCCGGCCCGTGGATCTACGCGGAGAAGACGCCGTTTCAGCAACAGTGGGTGACGACCGGCCTGGCCGAAGGAGCGTTCCAGCAGGTCACCACGACGCGCAGCAACACGATCCTCGGTCAGTCGTTGGACGCGGTGAAAATGAATAGCGGTCAGGTGTTGATGGAGGTGCTGATTTACTTGCAGTACGCGGCCCAGCTCATCCCGTTTCCGACCACGGTCGACGTCCACCATCTGCCGCCGGCGCCAGCGACGCCGGGCCCCTTCCGAACTGGCCTGGTCACGCCGAACGTGACGGTGCCCTACACGCAGCTCAGGGACAAGAGCTGCGCCGACATCATTCGCTTGATGCTGAAGTACAGCCCGGATTGCATCACCGCGTTCGACTACTCGACGACTCCGCCCACGCTCAACATCGCCTCGAGGGCGGCGCTGGCGTCCAGCCTGGGCCCGGGCGGATCGGCGCGAACAATCCAGGTCTTTGGCACGTCGATCCCGACCAACGGCTACATGTGTAGTGGCTTTAACCCCGAGCCGCGCAACGATCTGGTGCCCCCGGTGGTCGTGCTGAAGTTCGAGCAGAATAACACCGTCGACGGGACAACCTACGACTCGACGACGGTGCAGAGCTATCCGCCGGCGCCTCCGGACGTCGACCAGGGCGCATGGGAAAGTCAGCCGTTCGCGGTGGTGCAGACCATCGACCTGATCGGCGGAAATACCACGCAGCAAAAGGTGGAGGTGACCACGGTCGCGCGGCCCGTGAACGAGGGCGACAACGTGGCGTTGAACTGGTTCTTCAGCAAGGAGCCGTGGTTGAAATCGATGGGGAGCGGCGACGGCTACAGGGGTGGCTCTCCCAACTGGGACACCGCCAACATCCGGATTGCCTACCTGCGCGGTGCGATCGACCCGAACGACCCGCTCAATAGCGACAACCCGAACGAGGTGCCGCTGCCGGATTGCCACACGCTGGTGAACGAGCTGGTGAGCGGCGACTTTCCGCAGTGGCTGCAAACCGACCAGCAGCTCGACGCTGCGAGGGTCCTGATCACCGTCTATGCAAACTACGTCGGGACCCACGCCGCCACGAAGTTGTTGTTCTGGTTCGATCCGGCCAATCCCTCGGTGCCAAAGACGGATGGGACCGGGTACTTGGTGCGCTACTATCCGGTGCGGGTCACCAACGCCGACACGGAGACCTATTCGGAACTGACGTCGTGGAGCGCGCGCGAGCCGATTCCGGTGGGCATGGCGCAGTCGATCTACGAGGCGTTGGCGCAGATGCACTACCAGGGCACCCTGCTGATCAGCGAGCTGGAGTGCAGCGACCTTTTGCCGCTGGGCTCGATCTTCAACACCATCGACGGCAACCCGGCCTGGCACTCGATGAACGCGCTGGTCCTGAGCGTTGAGGAGGACATCGACAAGGGGCAGACGACGGTCAACTTCGGGCCGCCGCTGATCCTCGATGCCGAGGAGCTCGAGGAACTGTTCCGGTCCAATCTTGGGCGCCTGCCGAGCTATAAGTTGGACCAGCGCACGACGGGGATGCTGACGGCCGGATCGAACGTGATCGGCGCCAAGCATGCGCCGGAGAGTTCCACGGCGCACCCGGCGCCGACGCTGACGGCCGTGCCCGGGCCCAACAAGCCGTTTCAGCTTATCGATGCCTCCGACAACAGCGGGCTGAAGGTGAAGGTGAACGTTAACTCGTACCTCCAAAAAAGCTTCAGCTTGAACGATCTGTTGGCCATTACCGGCCTCAACGCCGCGATCAGCGTCAACGTGGGCACCTACGTGTGGTTGGAGATCGATCTCGATAACGCCTATAATCCCACGACGGCGACGATCAACAGCGGTAGCGGCGGTTGGAGCGGTTTCCCGTACCCCTTTACGTTCACCGGCATCGGTCCGAATGAGCTATGCACTACCCACTTTGTGCTGATTGGCTACATCGTTGCCACCAGCTCAGCGCTCGATGGCGTGACCATCACCGGCGGTTCGCCGTCGTCCCCGGTCACCGCCAAGATCGTCCAATGTCAGACGATGAACTTGCTGATGCAGAACTGCGTCTCAGACGGCCTGCCCGTCGTCGCCGCGTTCCCGATCGGCGCGCCGTCTGTCTAG